ACAAAATCTTGCCGAACTTCGTCGAAAAATCAGGAGCAACAGAAGGGTCCCACTCAACCTGTTGATTGGTGTTATTGAGCAACACATACAAATCCGCATCGGGATTCTTGTTCGCCCAAACAGCGTACACCTTGACCCTCATAGGAACATTCTCAGGATAACATCCTAGCATTAACCTGGCAATCCCGCCTCGAAGGGTAATGTCCCCTTTAAACAACGGTACGGTCGTACCAACATCCAACTGTTGAACACCAGACTCCCAAAAAGCACCTCCGGTACTATGATAGCCTTGGAAGACCCCATTAACTATCTGAAGCGCAGGGAAGAGAAACACAGCAGACGCGTTAGGCGTCCCTAAAGCAGCTCCAGTAAGGGGCTGCAAACCACTCTGCAAAGTCCGATAATGCGGGGCAGCTATCGTATCACGCCATATAATACTGCGCCACCGCTTCGCGCTTATCTTGCGTCCTTTATAATTAGTACTGTGGGGGCGGCCCCACCGAGTAGTAGACGCATACCCCTGCGACCGCCGGGTGCGTCTAAACGGCTTCCGCCGCATAAACGGGCGTTTACGGAACCGCCTACTGCGTCCCCCGAAGGGGTTACGCCTTTTAGTAGCCATTTTAGAGTAGGGGGGTGCTCAGCCACAAAAAATTTAAGGGGGTGGCGCCCGCTTTTTATAAAAAAATCACGGCACACCCCCGAGCACTAGTGGGTGTTAACCCACGGCACACCTATAAAAGCAGGAGGTGTGCCACACCACGGTAATACTGGAATCGTGGTGTGGCACGCGTACCCCGCTCGTACATGCCTAACGATGACCGTACACGGTCAAGGGCATGGTGCTTTACCCTCAACAACTTTACCGAGACGGAAGTCACCTCTATCCTTTCAATACTCGACGATGCTGACATACGGTATGCACACCTGGCACACCTGGCACACCACTTTTCACGAAATTAATCAATTAATTTACAGATACGCCTTCCAAGAGGAAACCGGTGAGACCGGCACCCCCCACCTACAAGGCGTCGTCTACTTCAAGAACCCCGTCTCCTTCGCGACGGTCAAACAATGGAACCTCCGAATGCATGTGGAGCGTTCGAGAGACGTCACCAGATCCGTTCAATATTGTACAAAGGTTGAAACACGCAGCGGACGTGTTTGGACAAATGGATTCGCTGCACCGCGAGATGAACTCGGAATCGTCCCAGAAGACGACCTATACGACTGGCAGCGAGTCCTGCTCGCAGAACTCGGAGGACTACCACACCCCAGAAAAGTCATCTGGTACTGGGACCTCCAAGGAGGATGCGGCAAAACAGAACTATGCCGCTACATAATCGACAAACTAGACTCCGTACTATTCCTTACCTCCGCCGCAGGCAAGGACTTGGTTCACCAAGTAGTCAAGTGCAAGAGACCACCTAAGATAGTCATCCTCAACCTATCACGCCAATCCGAAGGGGCTTTCTCTTACGCTTCCGTAGAATCCATCAAAGACGGTTTGGTCTTCTCAGGAAAATACGACGGCGGGTCTAAACTATTTCCCAAACCACACATCGTTATATTCGCAAATTGGTTCCCAGACGTTACTAAGCTAAGCATAGACAGATGGGACACCAGACAATTACTTACTGACCCGCCAAGATTGGCTGAATAAATTTTTTTACAAGTTCCGAACATTCAGGGGTTCTTCACACAACCCCTGTTATATTACTATATACACACTTACAACTCACATCCCCCCCTAACCCTAACCTCTGAAAGTCGGTTAAGTAGTGCCGATCGCATCAGCACTGAAAGACAAATTCCAACTATTTACAGCAACAATGTTCTCAGCTATTCCGTTCACCGTTAACGGAACTACCACCACCACCCACCACAATTGATTGCCAGCTATTTCAAGTCCGACAATAGGGGCTTCGCCCCTATACACCGCTTGATCGATCTTCTGAGGCCGAAACCGATGCGTAATCTCAAAATTCTCGCCGATGGGAATCATCGCTTCTTTTTGATACAAAATCTTGCCGAACTTCGTCGAAAAATCAGGAGCAACAGAAGGGTCCCACTCAACCTGTTGATTGGTGTTATTGAGCAACACATACAAATCCGCATCGGGATTCTTGTTCGCCCAAAC